CCTTCGTTGAGACGGTCGATAATCGACGGCGAGACGGAAGACTCGAATTCCTCCCGTGTCCTGTAATTGCCGATCAGCAGGGTGGGGCGTCCCGCGCCGTAGCGGGCGTCCACGATGGCGGTCAGCTTTTGATCTTCCCATCGGGTTTCCCCTTTTTCCTGAATCTCATCAATGACCAGCAGCACGGCATCCTGCAAGTTCCGCATGATGTCGAGTTCCGATTCCTCGGAGTCCTTGCGAAAGGTGTTCCTCAATTCCAGAAACAACCCCATGGCGGTGCGGTAAATCGCCGGTCTGGCATGGTCGGGGGAATTCTCCGCAGGCTTTGGAAGCAACGGATCGGGGTAATCCTCCGCGTGATCCGCGAGCGTGTAGGCCATGAAGGTTTTTCCCGTCCCCCGGTTGCCGTAAAGGACAACAATCGTCCCTTTTTTCAGCATCCCATGAACGCATTTCACGGCCTCATACCACGGTCCTTCCTCCGCCGGAAGCGGCAACGCGGCGTATTTTTTGGGAAAATTTTCTCTCGGTGTTCTCATTGGAAAATCCTTTCGTTCTGAACGTGTATCACTTCTTGTCCTATCGGGTTGCGGTCGGCGTAGGTGGAGCCGGTCTTGGGTTTCGCCGGTTCCGGGATGTTCTCCCACTGGCGTTTGTTGATCCATCGGTGAACTCCTTGGACGTATTGCCCCCCATCATCAGTCCACTTTGGAGAAAGCTTCCAAGCCTCAATTGCCTTGATCACTTCTTCGATGGTCGGCCTTTCTTTGGCTGGAATCTTTTGAATCTCTTCCAGCGTTTCTTTTTTGGATGAGTTTTCTCTTCCTCTGGATGGGAATGCTTTCCAGATGGCGTCTGCAAGTTCTTTGGATATGATTTGCTTTTGAGGGGATTGCTCTTCGGATGGTGGTGGTTCGATTGGTTCACCAAGCAAATCAAGGCCGATGCTCTTCCCCCCCTTGGGGGGTGAGGGGGGTACTTCTTCTGCTTTTGAGTCTGCTTTTGTATCTGCATCTGCTTCTGTATGTGCTGACATTGCTGATTTGTCATTGACTGTCATTGACACGTCGGCATCTTTTTTGATTCTCGAACGCCTTTCCGCCTGCTTCTTGCGGTTGTATTCCTTCCTCTCTTCGACGCTCATCAATCCCCGATACTTGGCGTGGTTCAAAAGCAACCATCCACCTTCCACCGGCTCAATTCTCCGCCCCTCATTGTCTGGCGTTCTGGAGAATGGATCGGGGGCCAACAATCGGCCAAGCGCATCCTGACATTCTTGAAGTGTGATTCCTGCCATCTTGGCGAGTCCTGGAATCGACGCATGGACTTCCCCATATTGATCGGACATGGCAAGCAGGGTGATCCAAAGAATTTTCGTCTCGTTTGGTTCCTGCCAAATGGTTGAATACAGGATGGAATTGAAGAGCTTTGTGTAACCGGCCATGCAGTGAGTTTCCGTGGTTTTCATCGTTTGTCAATGTTTTTGTCAAAGATTTTGCTGACTGTAACGCTACAATCAGGGGTGTTTCTGACTCTCTGGACGCCCGCAGAATGCCCTGTTTTCTAGGCGAGTCAACTTTTTTTCGCAAAAATGAAGATTTTTCTTGCCGTTCGACTTAAACCGTGCGATTTCTTTCTCGCCATGAGCGCAAAGCCAACCACAACCATCTCACTAAAAGTCCCCGTGGACATGAAAGAAGCCCTCGCGAAAGCGGCATTTGCCGATGATCGGAACGTCCAAGGATTCATCCGCTTCCACATGCGGAAGGTTTTGGGAATGATGGAAGCGATTCCCGACGAGTTGGACGCGGAAGACGACGCCGACCCCTCCCTTCAACCTCCCAACCAAAAACCGACATGAGCAAGATCAACGGCGACGATCCGGCGTATCCGGTCGAAGCGAAGGATTGGCGGGACATTCCAAACCATCCGGCTCCGGGGCAATCAATCCGCCTGGACATCGCGAAGCACGCGCTGCCATCAGTGATCCTGCGAAGCCCGGAATCATACCTTGAGCCAGATTTGATGGCTGCACGCGCTGTCAGAATGGCTGATGCTTTGATTGCGGCCCTGAACCAACCAACCGAAGAAACGAAATGAATCCTGACACCGGAAAAATTGAAATGCTGCCGCTTGACCAAACCGACCCCCGGATGGTTGCGATTGAAGAAAGCGACATGACCCCGAAGCAGAAGCGGGAGATGCAGGTGAGTCTGCATGACCACCGGAGCAAGCTCGGAAAGAAGCTGACCGGCATCCGCTCAAAGGTCGCCTACCCGCTGCAAGAGAACTACGGCTGCCAGACTCACCACAAGGGAATCCCGTGCCGCCAAATGATGGCCTTTGCCATCCCGGCCGGCAAAGACAAGCAGGGAGTTCCCCGGATCGTCACCGCAGGCCTTGTGCCGCGCCCCCCGTCCCGGAAGATCCAAATCCCGATCAACCATCGCGGACAGCCACGCTTGGAAAAAGACCCTCCGAAAAAGGTCAAACCGCAGCGGATCGGCAACGCCACGCTCCATCAGCTTTCCTGCATGGGTGGCGAAATGCACAAGCTCCAGATGAAGATGCGCCGCGCCAGCGGAATCTTCACCTGCCGACACCAGCGGGGCAAAAAGATTTCCTTTCCGGTGCCGGGACCGACGCCCCCGGATAAAACGCAGTCCAGGCCGCAGGCTGATAAATGAGACTCCGGGACGGAATTCAACCACCAAACTCATGACAACCGATGTCCCACCATCCACCATCGCAGGGATTCCTGTCGTTGACATCTCCGACCCGCAAATCATCGGTTTCGATCAAGTCACCGCCGAATTCCGGGAAGCGACTCAAGCGGACATGGTTGTCAAGGAATACCGGCAAATCGAAGGCAGCGGCAGGTGCGCCGTCCTTGTCCGCAACGGAGACAAGCTATCCGTTTGGGAAGCGCTCAACGACGCCGAGCTTGAGTTTTGGAACGTATGAAGTTGAAGCCGAAAGGCGGAAGATCATCAGGAATTGGCTCATGACATTCAACGACGAATCACTTCAAGGAATCATCCGCGACATCGCGCCGGATGGCCTATGGTGGGACCGGGATCGGCTGCCGATGGTCCAGGATGAGATTCGGAGAAGGAAATCAGAGAACGAGGAATCACTACAATGATGACAGAACCCTACACGGCGGATGACCGTCAGGCGGCCTTGATTCTATGGAAGTCAGCCAGTCGCCGGATGAGCGGCTACGAGACTGCGATATGTCAGAAGATCGCGGAGAACTTCCCGGTGTCGAAGGCGAGTTTCGCCAGATTCCTTGAACTGAAGAGTGAGTTTTCTGAATACTTGAATCAGAACGCCCCTGTGGAGCCGCGCCGTGCGGCGGATTGAATTAACCAGGGAGCTGGCCGGCGTCGGCTCCCACAACTTGTTCTGCAATATGATGTGCAAAAACTGCGGCAGCTATGCGATAAACCACCACCTTCACGGGCGGGACGGTAGTGACCATAAATTGTGTGATGTTTGCTACTGGAGATCCAGGGCGGAGAGAAAGACCTGGATGCCGATTGCAACTGCGATCAAGGGACAGATTATTGACTGTAGCACCGGTCGCACCAGATTTACCAATTGCTTCTGGTCGGATGAGCATAATGATTGGATGTTCCGAGGCGCGGATGGGCGGTATTATGCTACGATGGCAGACTGGTGGATGCCGATTCCCCCTCTTCCTTCTCCGCAGAACACCAAGGATAATCCGCCCGCAGGGTCGGATTGATCCGACTGTTCGATTCAAATTCACAATCAGCCCCACCAACGAAACGAAACCATGAGTAATGAAACACTAACAGAATTGAAACCGCTGATCCTGACCGGAGACGGCTATTCATGCACCGTTGCACCTGACGCGGAAACCAAGAAGGCGCAACTTCTCAAACACTCCGCGTTGATCGTGGAGGTGAAGGACAACGCATCCGCGAACGCCGCGCAGCTGCAAGTCAAGGAACTCGCCGCCATGCGGAACCTTGTCGAAAAAATGAGGGTGACGATCAAAGCCCCGGTGCTGGCCATCGGAAAAACCATCGACCAGAAGGCGGCTGATTTCGTCGCTACCCTGGAAGCGGAAGAGAAGCGGCTGAAAAAGCTGGTTCAGGATTTCGCCGTGATTGTCGAACAGGAGCGTCAGAAGGTCTTGCGCGAACTGGAGGCGAAGCGACAGGAAGAGGCTAGACAGGAGCGGCTTCGCCAGCAGGCTCTTGCCGAAGCTGAACGGCTGAAACAAGCGGCTATTGACGCGCTGCTTGACGCACAGTCGCCCGAGCAGGAGCAAGAGGCGGTGGAAGCCAAGGAAGCGGCCCGAGAAGCCGTAGCGGCCATCCCTGAGCCTGTGGTGACTCAATCCGCTCCGGTCATGGTGCCGCAGGAAGTCTCCAAGGTGAAATTCGTCACTGACTTTGAAGTGACGGACATCGACAAGCTCTACCGCTACGACGTTTCACTCGTCACCATGACCCCTCGCCGGATGGAAATCCTGAATGAGATCCAGCGTCTCACCGTTGGCGAGACGCTGCCGACAATTCCAGGACTGAATATCGTCAAACGCGCATCAGTATCCACCCGATAAGTTCCATCCGCCATGCCGAAATCCTACTCACCTCCGAAGATTCCAAGTCCCCGATACTTGGAAGACATCGCCTGGATAAAAGTATTTGTTGGTTGTGGATGGAACGGAAAACGCGCCATCGAAGCAGCCGACTCGGCAATCGGAAATAACTTCCCAATGACTCAATGCAATAGCGGAACCATCCAGAGCAGGCTACTTCCTGCGCGGGCCGTGAAGGGATTGGTAAGTGCGAGTCAACAAGACGCGCCGGATTCCCGGAAAGTTCAAGGATTTCAAATGGCCGAAACTGATCGAATCCTACCAGTTTCTTTTCAACGAATCTTTCGATGGCGCTCATGATGCGCTTGCCGACGTTCGCGCCTGCGCCAGAGTCCACCGACACCTGATCGAAAACAATCTCATCTAAACAACCAATAACCAACACATCGAAATGAAAAAAGCAACCGTCACGCTATCAAGCGCAAGCCCCTATTCTCAATCCCGCCGCTATGATGCGGAGGTTCCAAAACTCGATAAGGAATCCTCCGCCGCATACGACGAACGATGCTGGCGAGAACATCAGCACTACGACAAAAAGACCGGCGAGGTTTTTATCCCGCCGATGGCACTTAAGAACGCCTTGACCGGCTCCGCCAAATACCGTGGTGAAAAGGTTCAAGGGAAAGGGGCAAAAACATGGACATCCTATTTCACCGCCGGTTTACTTGTCACTGATCCCGTCATGCTTGGAATCCACAAGGACAAGACGGAAAGCGAGGCCGTATATTGCGATCCGCTTGGGAAAAAGGGCGGCAGCGGAGGATCGCAGGTGTTGCGGAGATTTCCCGTGATTCAGGAATGGTCGGCCAAGGCAACATTCATCATTCTTGACGAGACTATCACCAAAGACGTGTTCACTAAGGTTCTGATCGAGGCCGGTCAGTTTGTCGGTCTTGGTCGCTTCCGCCCCGCGAATAACGGTTTGTATGGCCGCTTCCATGTTGGTGATGACATGAAATGGGAGGATTGTTGATTTCCAGCACCCCGAGACGCTGCACGCCATGACATGACACAACGATTTGCGTCACAACTCAACGAATTTTTTCCGACACTGCTCTACGCGACTATTCACCACACGCCATAACCCATATCGACTCAACGAATAATTTCCATCGCTGCAAACCGAACCGCGACTTACCGCCGCACGCTGCAAATCAACTCAACTATCAATTTCCAGCATCACGCACCGCTTCATACATCACCTCTGCACCTCGCCGCTCGATACAACTCAACGCAACAACTAATTTTCAGCGCCACGCGGCACCTTATTCCGCACCGCCACGTTTCGCATCACGCAATATCGAATCACAACGCAACTCAACGCCATGACTATTCAAATCAATCCACCTCCCACCATCGGCAAGGCTTCTGTCGAAACCCAACGCTTAATCACGTTCCTACAATCCGCAGCAATCGGCCAAGTGTTCACCTACAAGGAAATGAACGATGCGGCAAAGTGTGACGTTCAAATCCGCAACACCGTCCTTCAAACGGCAAGGCGAACGCTTTCAAAAATTCCGCATCAGATGGTTTTCGGAACCATCATGGGAGTTGGCATCAAACGTCTTTCCGATGAAGAGATTCCAGAGGTTGGAGTCCAGGCAGTAAAGCGGTGCAAGCGCATCACCCGCCGCGCCATGGATATGATGAATTGCGCCGATTCGGCAAAGATCACCGATGAAACCAAGATCAGGCTTTACACCACCAAAACGGTTTTGGCATTGTTTCACACGTCCGGGACATCCCACACAAAGGGAATCGTGGAGCAATCCGTCAGAATCTCCAACGGCGTCCTGAATGTCGGGGACATTTTGGCGCTATTCAATAAATAATTCTCCACGCGACACGACACACCACCGCACCACACAGCGCTTTGCATCGTATCGCTACTCCACACGTCACGCCACAACTCTACACAACGATTATCTCCTAACGCCACCCATCATCACGCTACACACCACCACTCCAAACAACTCATCACAACGACAATTCTCCCTACGCTACACAACTCAACACTGCTTTGCGCTCCCCAACTCAACATAACATCCAATCTCACCAACTAAAACTATGAACCTATCAGACACATCATCCGTCCGTAACAGAATCGAATCCAAAATCAACCAAGAACGCGCCGAACTTATCGAGTTTGACGCTGGCGGCTCCATGAACTTCGCCAATGCCGTTGACATCATGGAATTTAGCAAAATGATGGCCGTCTCCGGCGTTGCCATCCCGAAGCACCTGCGTGACTCCCCCGGAGCGTGCATGGCGATCATCATCCAAGCGTCCGAATGGCGCATGTCACCGTTCGCGGTAGCAAACAAAAGCTATTCCGTTAATGATCGGTTGGCTTATGAATCACAGCTGATTTCCGCCGTGATTCTTCGCCGCGCTCCGATTGTTGGACGTTTCAAAATCTCCTATTCCGGCAGCGGCAATACCCGCCGTTGCAAAGTGTCAGCCATGCTTGAGGATGGTGATACGGTCGAATACGAGTCCCCTGAAATTGGTGCCATCACGGTTAAGAACTCCCCGCTGTGGAAGTCCGACCCGGACCAACAGCTTTACTACTTTTCGTCCCGCTCGATGTGCCGCCGACACTTCCCGGACGTTCTGCTTGGCGTCTATGCCGCCGATGAGCTTGCGGACAATGAGCCGACAATCCGCGACGTGACGCCACCGAACGAATCGCCGTTCCTCAAAGCCATGTCGCCACAGCAACGCGCCCAAGCCGCAGAGACGGCATCACCCGCGCAAGAGGTGACCGCCAGCGTCGTTGTTGACCCACCCTCACAGGAAGCGCCAAAACGCCGGGGCAGGCCCGCGGCGGCCAAGCCTGAGCCACCGGCAGCGCCGGTGGTCGAAGTGGAGACGGTGCCGCAGGGTGAAGAATCCACCGGGGATGATTTTCCGGGTGACGAGCCGGGAGCGCCGGAAGGAGAAACCGAACCGGAACAGGTTGACGACGGGCTGACACCGGCCACATTCTCCAAGCTGAAGGTGTTCCATAGCGCGGATAACGCCGCAAAGAAGTGGACATGCTGGGCATTCGCCTACGTCGTGGACGGGGAATCCGAAGCGCGGGGAGCGGAAACCTATTCCAGCACGCTTGGCGCGGTGCTCGACTCCTTGAAAGAAGGTGACAGGATCCGCCTGCGGACACAGGATCGCGGAGAAGGCAAGCGGGCGACGTTGGAGGAAATCAAAACCGAAGGGAAATAATCAGATGATCGTTTACCGCGAAATGTTGCAAAGGACTCCGCCATGGTATGCCGCCAGGCGCGGCCTAATCACAGCCTCCGAAGTCGGGATGTTCCTCATCAAAACGGACGCCAAGAGTCTGAACGCCCGCCAAAACCTGATCGACAAGAAGATCGGCGAACTTGCGGACGGCGACGACACCGACCCAGGCTACGAGGACTACTGGATGAAGCGCGGCACCCGCATGGAAGAGGAATCCATGGCCGCATTCACCGTTGTTACCGGACGGGAGATTGAACACGTCGGCCTGTGCGTTCATGACTCCATGATGATCGGATGCAGCCCTGACGCGCTGGTTATCGGCCACCCGGAAGGGGTGGAGGGGAAGTGTCCCTGCGGCAAGGTAATGATCGGCAGACTTCGTGATGGAACCTTGCCGGACGAATACAAGTGCCAGATTCACCATTCCATGATCGTTACTGGATTCAACGTGTGGCATTTCTGGTCGTATCACCCTCGCATGGAACCGCTGCATGTCGTGGTCGAACGTGATTCGTTCACCGATGACCTTGAATGCGGACTGCTCCGCCTTTGCGACGAATACCGCAGTCAGGCGGAAGCCGTCAACGAGCGGTGGATGGCATGGAGGAAAAGAATCGAAGGGAGCATCAAAGCCGCATGAAATACAAACTCCGCTACTACTGGGGAAAGATCCTCGCATTCTTCGGAATCTGCCGGGACTGTCACTATCCACTATACACGCTTCCAAACGGCACCAGGGTTTGTTGCAATTGCCGCAAGCGTTACTGATCTCCCAAACCAACAACACCATGAAAATACTGAATCTGACAATCGACAAGAAGCACATCTGCTACACCTACCTCATCAACGACGGGACCGATGGCGAAACCGAGAAATCGGAGAAATGCCCCGAAGCCCCGCTTGCGGAACTCGGAACCTCGTTCGCCAACCTGAATCCGGTGGTTTGCGCCATCATGGGATTTCCGCCGTCTTACGGTGACGGGTTGAGCGTTTACAAGGTAAGCCTGTGCCACACAAAGGCCGGAACCCGTAGCGTCAAAATGAAGTTCACCAAGGTCATCGACATGACCGGCGGCGAGCTTCATAAGATCGACACGCCTTTCATCAGAATTGATCTACCAAGCGACGGTGAAAGCGGATCAAGAGAGCTTAAGGATGGACATGTTCACCTTGTGGAATTAGCCTTAAAGGAGATATCGCGTTACATCAGTGGCGAGCGAAGTCAAACGCTCTTGAATTTTTCTGAGACGAAGGCAGGGCTCAACGCTTTAGCCCAAAAAGGTCAAAATGACCTCTTGGAATTTCCTCCCGCAAAGTCCAAGAAATCGTAAATAATGATTGCGACGTTGAATTTTCCGATTGACTCCAACCCGCTGGCGCGGCATATTACCCGCCAGACGGGATCGGCAAATCAGCGTCACAGTTTTGGGAAGCAATTCTCAACCACAATGGGGCTATGCGTTTTTGCCGATCCGCGTAGCCCCATTATCATGAAAACTAACCAATGTGATATTTTAAAACTACGTGAAAGATTTGCTTACAACGAACAAACCGGTTTGTTGACTTTCAAAATCGCTATGGGACCAAATAAAAAAGGATCGGTATGCAAACATAAAACGACTTTAGGATACCTGAGCGTTCGTGTTGATTACAAGGCTTTCATGGTTCACAGGATTATTTGGGCGTTGGCTTACGGCGAATGGCCGGTTGACCAAATAGACCACATTAACGGCATACGGGATGACAATAGATTGTGCAATCTAAGAATAGCTACAAATTCACAGAATCAATGCAATGGAAAACTCAGGAATGACAATTCATCAGGAGTTAAAGGAGTTACCCTGGATAAAAGGGATAATAAATGGCGGATTTTGATATGGAATAAAGGAATCCATCATTCTAGGGGATATTTCGATTCGGTAGAACAAGCAAAAAATGTTGCCGAGGAATTACGGAACAGCCTACACGGAGAATTTGCCAGACACTCATGAGCGCCGTCCCTCCCGCCCTTAGCGGAAAAGAGTTTGAAGCTCTGATTCTTGAATCCGTTGCGCGTTGCCAGCGTTACGGGACTCTTTGCGGTGGGAGGTATGGGGTGATGGTGACGATGGTTGACGGAAAATGGCTTCCGATACCAAGCTATCCTGATTTCGAGGGATGCCTTTCCGGTGGCCGCCAATGGATCGTGGAAGCCAAGACGTGCTCTCAATCATCGTTCCCGATGGTCAAACAATCACTCAAGCCGAAGCAAGTAAAACACATGCTGGAACGATCCGCGTTCGGCGCTCTGTCATTCCTGTTCATCCACTTCAACGAGCGTAGAAGCACCAGGATCAATGATCCCGGCATCACCTACGCGATCCCCGTCACATCAGCTTGGCCGCGCTGGAAGCAATTCGTTGACGCCTATTCCGAATCCCGGAAGTCCAAGGAACCAGTCGAACCGCAGGGATCAATCAGCCGCGATCTCGCGCATGAGCTTGGAACCGTTGTGCGGTGGATATGTCCGAAGGGATCGCGCAAGCCACTCCCGGACATACTGAATGTTTTTGATCCCCATTGCAGTATCCTTGCGAGACAGCCGGAACTTATTTGAACGCCGATGGTGATGCGGCGGCGCGGAAACCGTCGCCTTAACTACCGGGCTTCTCGCCGTCGGATGCGGCGATTTGTTCATCCTCTTTCAACTCAACCAACACGACAAATGCCATACGACTACAACGAGCAAAAATCCGCTATCTTTAGCGAGTCTGGACAGCGCATGTTCCTAAGAATCCGTGATCATACCAAAGTGCTACTCGGCAAGGCTGGGGCGGCAAGATGCAGCGAGATCATGAATGGGGCTGGAGGCGGCGATTCATGGCACATGATGGCCTGCGTGGATCGCCTCGTAGAACTCGGGGAAATTCGAGAAATCCACCAAGACCGATGCGCCGGACAAGAACGTATCTTTGTCGCTGTCGGATGAACAGTTTTATTATACAACATCCCAAAACTTCCTAGGCGTGTTACACGACATCCCAACCAAAATCCCAACGATTCAAAAAGAAACCCAAGATGCCTAACTTACTATCCCCCCCGAAATGGCTGATGACGTGATGCGGGCGTTGCCGCATAAATTTAATTTCGTTTATTCCTTGTATTGAATTTAGTTGAATGATTGAATCCCTCTGTCATGAAAGAAATTCAAATAAATCATCCATCAAACAAGAGGTTCAAAGATATTACTGGACAGCGTTTTCATTATTGGACAGTCCAGGAATTCAAAGGAATGGAAAAAGGACGAACTTTATGGTTATGTCTTTGTGATTGCGGTGAAACGAAATTAGTCAACGGTTGTAATTTAAGAATGGGTAATTCAATGTCGTGCGGTTGTTTTCGTGTGGAAACACAACAGAAGAGATTGACGACTCACGGAGAGAGTAAAGGATCAAAACAAACATCTGAATATAAGGTTTGGACGGATATGAAAGGTCGTTGTAATAATCCAAAGCACAAGTTCTTTTCTTACTATGGGGGAAGGGGTATAACTATTTGTAAACGATGGATGATATTTGAAAATTTTCTTATTGATATGGGTCGCCGGCCATCCAACAAACATTCGATTGACAGAAAGGACAATTCTAATGGTTACGATCCATGCAACTGTCGATGGGCAACTAAAATCGAACAGCAAAGGAACATGCGTAACAATCGTCTTCTTACTCTGAATGGTGACACGTTTTGCGTTACCGAATGGAGTGAAAGGCTAGGCTTAAAAGAAGGAATCATAAGGGGAAGATTGAACAAAGGATGGAATGATAAACTCACTTTAACGACACCAATAAGTTTCAGGAGATTGCATAAATGAATATTTTCGATCCTCCCACACCTACATATGATGTCACCCGATGTCTTCCAATGTCGCTTGGTTGCGAGAAGTCGATTCTTAGCTCCATGCTCCAAGTCCCGGACATGATCGGCATCGCGATGGAGAAAGGTTTCACGGAGGATCACTTCTACATGCCGGGTCATGGAATTCTTTTCGGATGGCTGGTCAAGATTCACGACTCCGGGAAACAGGTCGAGCTTGTATCACTGATTCAGGATTTGCTCGACCATGGCGACCTTGACCGGGTAGGGGGGCCGGGAGCATTATCGGACATTTACACCTACGCGCCGAGCGCCGGTCATTTCGAGAACCATCTTGAAAAGGTGCGCGAAAAGTATGTGCTTCGATTGATGATCCAGAACGCAAACGAGACGATTGCGGAAGCCTACGATTCGCCGGGAGAGGTGATGGAGCTTCTGGATGCAACCGAATCACGCTTCATGGGAATCAGGAGCGCCATTGAAACGACGGTGGATGTTCCAATGAAACGCATGGCGGAAGAGTTCGCAGTTGATCTTCAACAACGAATGTCAGGCCAGCGGGAGATCGGAGGGATCTCCACCGGATACCGCGACATGGATTCCATGGGAGTGACATTGAAACCGGGAGAGGTTTTTGTAATCGCGGCAAGACCATCCATGGGAAAGACGGCGCTCCTTTTGAACATCATGGAAAAAGTCTGCATTGACCGTGACGAACCCGGAATGTTTTTCAGTCTGGAAATGACCTATCAGCAATTGATGCAGAGGCTTGGGATGTCCCGCGCCCGGTGGACGGCGGCGATGGCGAAGCCGGGTTACGTCCAAACACGCGGAGAGCTTGAGCGGATGCAGCGTTCGCTGATGGAGATAGGATCATCCAAACTTCATATTGATGACCAGCATGGCATCACGATCCACCAGCTACGCGCCAAGGCCCGCAGGATGCACAAAAAGCACGGTCTGAGGCTGATCGGCATCGACTACCTGCAACTCATGAAGAGCGTTTCAAAACAAGCTCAGGGAAGCCGTGAGCGCGAGGTTGCGGAAATCTCCGTTGGGGTGAAGAATCTGGCGCATGAACTTCAAATCCCGATCATCATTCTGGCGCAGTTGAACCGTGGGCCGGAGAACCGGACGGGAAAGGATGTTGGCAAGCCCCGCCTGTCCGATCTCAGGGAGAGTGGCAGCATCGAGCAGGACGCGGACATCGTGGGATTGCTCTACCGTCCCGGATACTACGCCAAGAACGACGAACAGAAGGCGCAGCTTGGGGGAGAATCCGAACTGATCATAGCCAAGAACCGAAACGGCAGTACCGGCATGGTGCCGCTGGTATTCATCGACTCACTGACACGCTTTGAGAATGCCGCCAGACAGGATGAAACAACAACCTATCAATCACCGCATGAACTCGCGGAAGACATCGAAAAGAGATTGAAATTATGAACTACGACGAATTCATTGAACGGAAATCACAGTTCGCTGGTGACGGTGGTTTTGAACCGCTATGGCTTCCTGATTTCCTGTTTCCATTCCAGCGGTCATTGGACGAATGGGCGATCCGCAAGGGACGGGCGGCAATCTTCGCGGATTGTGGCCTCGGTAAAACTCCGATGCAGCTCGTATGGGCGCAAAACGTGGTGATGAAAACCAACAAGCCGGTTCTGATTCTAACCCCTCTTGCCGTTGGATCGCAAACAGTTCGCGAGGGTGAGAAGTTTGGAATCGAATGCAAGCAATCGCGGGACGGGTCTATCAATTCCAAGATCGTCGTGACCAACTACCAACAACTGCACAAGTTTGATTGGAAGCAATTCGGCGGGGTGGTTTGTGACGAGTCTTCGATACTGAAGAACTTCGATGGGGCGATGCGCGGCCAAGTCACCGAATTCATGCGCCGGATTCCCTATCGCCTGCTTTGCACGGCAACTGCGGCACCTAACGATTACATCGAACTTGGCACGTCGAGCGAGGCGTTGGGCTATCTCCGCAGGGTGGAAATGCTAGCGCACTACTTCAACCACGACGGCGGCGACACGGGGAAATGGAGATTGAAGAAACACGCCGCGAAGCATCTGTTTTGGCAATGGCTTTGCGTTTGGGCTAGGGCGGTGACAAAGCCATCCGATCTTGGATTTGATGATTCCGGATTTGATTTGCCGAGATTGATAACCGTCGAACACACGGTTAGGGCCACGACTCCAAATCCTGATTTTCTTTTCGACATGCCCGCCGTGGGACTCGCGGAGCAACGTTCGGAACGCAGGCGCACGATAGACGAGCGTTGCGAGACGGCGGCGAGCATAATTGCCGGAAGGCCTGATTGCTCAATTGCGTGGTGCCATCTCAACCAAGAGGGCGACATGCTGGAAAAGATGATTCCAAACAGCGTCCAAGTGAGCGGCGATGATTCCGATGAATGGAAGGAACTGGCTGTTGAATGGTTTGTCGGGAATGTTTGCATTTGCGGCTTGACAAAGGCAAAGCTTAGGGCTAAATTGGCATCATGTGGAAGCCAGAATACGCCGCGACAAGACGCAACAAATATCAGTCTGACGAATCCGAAAGACTCAGACGGAAGCTGCAAGGAAGATCACCAGAGGCAAACGCCGAATATATGCGGGACTACTACAAATCAAACCCTGACAAATTCAGGCGTAGCCCAGAGCAGCAAGCCAAGGCAAACGAGCGCAAGAAAATCAAATACGCATCCAGCCCAGAGGATCGAAGAAAAGCAAGAGCCGCAGCTAAAAAATGGCAACAGGAAAACCCAGAGAAAAGATTTGCCCAACGACTCAAGCCATTCGGGATTACCCCAGACTTCTACCGCGGACTGCTCGCCAAGCAAGGCGGAGGATGCGCAATTTGCGGAGCAAGCGAATCCAAGGACAACGCCAAAAGATCGGCAGACGGGAAGCGAAGATTGCACGTTGACCATTGCCACACCAGAGGACATGTTAGAGGATTGCTATGCTCAAGCTGTAATCTCGGCATTGGAAAGTTCCTCGACAATCCAGAATTGCTCGAACGGGCAGCAATGTACTTGCGGTCACAAGTCGGGTAAGCGCGTTCTTATCAGCAAGCCGCAAATTTTTGGATACGGGCTGAATCTACAGCACTGTAGCCACATGACATTCTTTCCTTCCCACAGCTTTGAACAATACTATCAGGCCGTTCGTAGGTCATGGAGATTCGGGCAGAAGAACACTGTAAGGATAGACGTGATTTCAAGCGAGGGAGAGTCCGGCGTCGTTGCCAACATGACCCGCAAAGCCGATCAGGCGCTCGTGATGTTCGCGCAACTCGTGAAATTCATGAATGACGAATTGAAAACAGAAACAACTAACAAATTCACACAAACAGAGGAAATACCGCAATGGCTATAATCGACCAGACCATCAAAGATAAATACGCTCTCTACAACGGGGATTGTGTGGAAGTCATGAAATCCATTCCATCGGAAAAGGTTGACATGATGATTTTCTCCCCTCCGTTCGCTGACCTTTACTGCTATTCAGACAGCCCGCAAGACCTGGGGAACTGCCGGAACTATGACGAGTTTTTCAGCCATTTCGCCTTCGTGGTGGATGAACTCTCTCGCCTGATAAAACCAGGCCGCATTTGCGCCGTGCATTGCATGGACATTCCTGCCATGAAGGAGCGGGACGGATATATCGGGCTGAAGGATTTCAGTGGCGACATCTGCCGATTATTCCAATCCAAGGGATTCGTATATCATTCGCGACATACAATCTGGAAAGACCCGCTGATTGAAGCAACCCGAACCAAGGCGCTAGGGCTGATGCACAAGCAATTGCAAAAGGACAGCATCATGTCGCGGGCCGGATTGCCGGATTACATGCTGGCATTCCGCCGCGAAGGAGAAAACAAGACCCCGGTCACGCACCCGGACGGGTTGACGGCATATCACGGCAAGGGGGATCCCGCGCGGGGATGCGATGGCGTGAAGCGGAGTCATAACATCTGGCGGGCATACGCTTCCCCTGTTTGGGATGATATCCGGCAGACTCTAACACTCAACGCCAGGGCGGCCCGCGACTCCAACGACGAGAAGCACCTTTGCCCGCTGCAACTCGACACGATAGCCCGTGCATTGATCCTTTGGAGCAATCCCGGCGAGGTTGTGCTGACGCCATTCATGGGCGTCGGCAGCGAGTGTTACGGTGCGGTTTTGAATGGCCGCAAGGCAATCGGGATCGAGTTGAAGGAAAGCTACTACCGCCAGGCGGTCCGCAACATGGCCGATGTGGAAAACCACACGGAGCAAGACCTGATTCCGATGGAATTCAACCCAACCAAACAAGATCATGCAAACCTTGACGATTGACGTTACAAAGATTCCCCGCGACTGCATCTATGTTGGCAAGAAGGGTAAGTATATCACCATCACGCTGATGGAAAACAAGAACGGCACGGACCAATACGGCAACGATGGTTTTGCGGTTCTGGATATTGGCAAGGAACGGCGGCAAGCCGGTGAAAAGGGACCGATCATCGGGAATTGGAAAGACAAGGATCGACAGCAGGCGTCTTCCGAAAAGGCAAAGGCACCGGCACCGAAAGGCGATCCAGTAGAACCTCCGTGGGACGCTGACGACGAGTCGGAAATTCCATTTTAGAAAGGATTTTTGTTGCGTTCCGTTTTGAATAAATTAGGATTCGTTCATGAAGACATGTTTCAAATGCCATAAGACTCTAAGCATTTCTAAATTCTATTGTCATCCAAGAATGAAAGATGGACACCTTAATAAATGCATCGAATGCACAAAAAAAGATGTTGCGGAAAGGATAAAGGATAAAACAGAAAATGACATTGAATGGATTATTGAAGAGCGAGAAAGGTGTAGAATAAAATCTGAGAAGGCAAGATCAAGAGGGATAGGTAGTAAATCAAATCAGGAAATGAAAGCAAAATGGATTAGGAGTAATCCTGTTAAGAAAGCGGCTCATATTATTTTGAAAAACGCTGTCAAAAATGGAAGGATTTCCAGAAAGCCATGCGAAGTTTGCGGAAATCATAAATCTCATGCCCATCATGAAGATTACCTACAACCTTTTGATGTTATATGGCTTTGCCCAAAGCATCACGGCCAAAGACACGTTCAAATCAATGAGGAAAGACTTCGCAAATCATTCGGTAAATAAACGCCATGGAACCGATCACATACCTCCGCCAAGGCCGCAAGCTCCGCGCAACCGGGACGGTCGTTTCGATCCTTCACGGTGCGATGAAGGTGAAGCCGTCGCGGGATTCGTGGGGCCATGTGTGGGTGACTCCCGAAGAGGTTGCGGCTGGTGCTGTCAAACCACCTGTGAAGCACCGTGAGAAGAATCCTGACGCTCCGGTGATTCACCGCAGGAAGCGCGATCCGAAGCCTATACCCGTGCCGAGATGGAAGCAACTGGTCGAGAAAGTCAGAGCCGACACCCGGAAGCAAATCGCCTGTTTCGGCTGTCTTGATCCTCAGTCGGAAATATCAGAAGCTCTTGCGGACGAGCTTGAATCCGCGCACCAACAACTATCACAATACCTACCACTATGACAACCAAACAACTATTGCAAAGCATCATCACCGCCCTTGGTTCCCAACGCAGAACCGGAAGCACAACCGTCATGCTCGACGGCGTGAAAGGAAAGAATGGAGTCGTGATCGTGGTGGCAAATCATCGCCAAGCGGAGGATATTGGTCGCGAAGGTTGCAAGCTGGGAATTGCTGATACCAATCTGATTTCCACGCCGGAAGAATTGGAAGAGAGACTCATGGGGCGGCAGTCGCCTGTCGTAATCGACCTTCACGCCGTTGTGACGCTGCTTTGCTCAGCGTTGAACTCAATCGAGTTTCAAGAGCAGCGCGTGATGAAGATCAAGCGCGAGTTGAAATCCATGATGGAAACCATTGAACGGATATGAAACCAGAACTACAACGGATAGCGATAGCGGAAGCGTGCGGATATAAATGGTGGGTCCATGACTCGCCTAGCTCAGCCCACCCAGGACAGAGGTTTCTGACATTGGATGGAGACTGGAGAATCTTCATTCTAGCGCATGAAGCGACCGGTGATGAACCGATGGTTGAAAACCAGACTGACCCAATCCCCGACTACCTGAACGACCTTAACGCGATGCATGAGGCGGAGAATACAATCCGCGTTGGAAAGGATAGGTTCAATAAAGCACTGCGGACCTACCGAAGCCATCTGGCAACAATCATCGGATGCGCTCACTATCAATCCGCAGAACTTATTTGCGCAACCGCCGCGCAACGAGCCGAAGCGTTCCTTAAAACGAAAGGACTATGGAAACTATGAAACCACTCTCCAAACAAATCGCTGACGTGATGTGGCAATGCTGCGTTGCCATGGATGTTGGATTCCAAGACATGCTCACGTCACCGCTCAAGGCGGGTCATCCGAACATCATCGCCCGCAGGCTTGCCATGTATCACCTGAACGAGCAGGGATTGTCGTATGAGCAAATCGGCAAGGCGTTCGGCAAGAAGCAATCCACGGTGCGGGAGAACATCCGCTACGCCTTCCTGCACCTTTCAGACACCTACGCTCCCGTGCTAGAACAACTCCCGAAGATCAGCTTCCCATGCGAACATTCCCCAAAGTCAGATTGCAACCCATCCGCAGAATCCCCTTGTTTGGCGGCAAGCAAAGGGCCGAGTTGAAACCGGCGGATGAACCCGTGAGGATAGAAATCAGAAGCCATGAAACCCCCGAAAGTCCCCGCTGTCCTTGACCTGATGGAAGTAACGCCGGATGAGAAACAGGTGCGGTTCGCATTCGTCACCGATCACCCGAAAGCGCTTGTGGACGTGGTTTGTGACGTGGATTCAGGGACCAACTTTGAAGCCGTCCTTGGGGACCGGATTGATTGGTATCCGCTCGCCGGTCTGTTCATGGTGCGCGGCCAGACTGTCAGGATAGCCCGCTACGCTGAGGCGGAGACTCACGGGATGGCGGTCGCGGGTTAGTAATTGGAAACACCCGGTGGATCCGTGAACGATCTCCATGCGCGTCCAGCCATGGCAACGCTGGTGTCTTTCACGGCTTTCGCGGCCCTCTTGACGGCCTTCGTTTCTTCAAATTCACCATCGCTGAGAATGGCGCTTTTAGAGGTGTCCAGTACCGGCTTTTGATTTGAATCCAATAATCCTTTCGGAGTTTGAACTGGAGGATTCGGCGGCGCTGGCGGAGTCGGCTTCGCAACAGGAGTAGCTGCAGCCGGTTCCTGTAATTTCAACGCGGCCCTTATATTTGCCTGTTGCAGAAGGTCAGGTGTCGGCATCGCCGCTTTCAAAACTGACCGATTCTTAGACTCGCCAATCGGCATCAGGATGTTCGGATTATCCGGCGGAGATGGCGCTGTCGCCCGAAGCGCTGAATTGGCGTTCGCTGTCGCGGTTGCCGCTGGCGTGGTTGGCGTCACGGGTGCCGGTGCTGGCGGCGCGGGAGGAATCAACGCGGATCTGGATGGAGCATTGATTGGTGCCGGTGGAGTAGTCTGCGGGAAGTAGGAGCTTTGAAGCGCGGGTGGGACGTAGGATGGCGTTACCGGTGCTGCCGGTGCAGTGGCCGCTTGTTCTGGAGTCGGATCCCCCGGCAACCATCCCATCGGCTTGCCGGTCAGGCGATTGATCCGCTGGCCGTTGACGAGCGGAGCCTCGCCGGGCGTGTTGGTCGCGATTTGCGGGGTGAGTCCCGCCGGGTCCGGCATCGCCTGTCGGAGATTGTTTGACGCTGCGACCGGTTTCGGTTTCGGCGCTGCGGTCGAGGCTGATGGATTGACGCCTCGACTCGACGGGTGCGGCGTGTAGAATTCGTTCACCCGGATCGAGTCCGCCGCGTTGTTGAATGCCTCATGGCTGATCCCCAGCTTGTTGACAGCCGTATCCCTCATGGCTGGGGTGAGATTGTTGAATCCGGCTTTCTGCATGTCCTGGAAGAGCTTCTTCCGTGCCGCCAAGTTGTCCGGGGTGATGGTCGGCAGAGGCGTTGCCGCCTGGGACGCAAGTTGCTGCTGTTCGGCCAGCCGCTGCCGCTCAATGTCGGATTGCCGGCGAGCGTAGCCGATGGGTTGCGCTCCACCGCTGCCGATCCTCGCGCCCTCGGCAGTCGTTCCGCTCAGGATGTTACCCCTGGTGCCGTAGTGCGCTCCGCGCAATCCGTAGGGGTTGCCAACGGTGGAGATTCGGGGCCG